GGGGCGTTGTACCAAATGTGTCTTCCGCTGCTTGAGTTATAACGAGTTGCAAAACCTGTATTGATGTAGTTCCAAGTAGAACCACCAGAAGTTAAGAAAGCGTTATTTCCAATTTCAAGCGCAATATTATCAACAGCGTAAAAAGAAGCCTGTCTAACTTGTGCGACTGTTGAACCAGATGTATACCAAGCACTAGGCACCACCCCCAGACCGAGGTTGCCGGAGGCGTCGATACGGGCGCGTTCAGCCCCTCCACTGCCTAGCCATGTTTGAATGGCGTTTGTACCGTCCTCTCGAACACACAATGCGGCTTCGTCAGCGTTGGCACTGTTGGATCGGTTGTCATAAATGAATGCACGAGCACCAGCATTTGTTGTGGATCCGAGTTGCAGCGAGCCACCGCTGGTGATACGGGCGGCTTCGGTGGGTGTGGTATTGGCTGCTGCTGTCGTACCAAAAACGATGTACGAAGTGCTGGTGGTGCCAACAGCAACTACTTCTGCTGCGTAGTAGCTGGTGTTGTAAAAGACGCCAGTTGATGGATTTCTGCTTACGCACAAAATGGCGGCATCATTAAATACGCCAAAAAAAGCACCGTTTGATCTGCCAGCGTTATCTAAGAGAATGCTAGATTGAGTTCCGCCTCCTATACGCACAACTTCTGATGTTTTATTTGCAGTTTCTCCAACCAAAAACTGCCCAACGCTGGTGATACGGGCGCGTTCCGTTACCGAGCCGCCATTTGGCGTGGTAGCAAACGACAAGTACCCAGCGGTGTTCCCCTGTGTAGCGTTTTCCTTGCCTGCGCCAACTTGTGCAAGATTGCCATACGCCGGGCCAGTGTCATTAATGACACCCGAGAAGTTCAAGCCAACTGTGCGCTGACCACCGCCAACACCGGCAGTGCCGATTAAATGGCCGACGGGGATGGTTCCGCCGCCTTGATCAATCGCAAACTGCCCTGCACCGCCAAAATTAGAGGTAGTGCCAACCAAAAGCCGCCCACTAGCATCCAGCGTCATTGCTTGGGTGTTGGTAACATTCTGACCTGCTGTGCTGGTATTGGTTGTGTACCAATAGTGCTCGCCCGTGTCTCCACGAAGCAGGTATCTCGGGGCGTAACCGTCGTTGATAAACTTGGAAGTTCCGGCACTATTGATGTATTGATTGGTTGCTAGAACCGTAAAGTTTAGAGAGGTCGATGTAAGACTGGAAAGAGCGCCTGACGCTCCAAACTGCATTGCCTTGTAGTCAGTTGACCAATCTGTTTTAGGCGTCACCCCCAGACCGAGGTTGCCGGAGACGGTGAAAACAGCAACAGCACTACCGGAGTTTTCAATCCAAAGGTTGCCTGTCGTCGCGTTTTCTCGCCGAATACGCCAATCTTGACTAAAAGTTATACCGTTGTTTCCGCCGTTGTATCCGGCAGTAATTTCCCCTAAAACACCAGCAGTTCCTACAACTTGCAACTTATACGCAGGCGAACTCGCCCCAATCCCAACATTCCCACCACTAGTCGTCACCAGCGTATCAACAGGCGTAGAGCCGTTGAATGAGATTGCTTGCGTTGATCCTGCTGTACCAGCACCTACTATGTTTAGTGTGCCGGTAGAGGTGATACGGGCGCGTTCGGCGCCTTCAGTAGCAAACTTAATTACTCCTGAAGAACCAAATTCGCAAAATAATTGTACATTTCCGTTAGCGGCCTGTAAGGTAAAATCAGAACTACTTGTTGATCCATTCCAGTATAAATAACCTATTGCACTACCACGTGTGATTCTTTGAGCAATACCATCTACATTTATATGAAACTTGCTTAGTGGACTATTCGTCCCAATCCCAACAGCATCCGCGCTGGCATCTACAAACAACAGATTGGCTTCGTTATCTCCCTCTACACGGAAGTCAACATTCGCCCCGTTTTCGTTGAATACAGCGCCGCCGTTTGCGGTCAGAGCAGTCGAAATCGCTACCGCCCCGGTAGAGTCCGTCAGGACAATAGCAGCCGTACCATCCTTGGCCTTGATGTTCGTGACTTCGAGGTTGGTCAGGTCAACAGTCGTTGCATTGACGGTCGTCACAGTCGCAAGCGGAGTCACGACGGACGTCGCAAAGTAACCCGTGCGCGGGCGCGTCGCGCCGCTCGCACCGATGTCGAACGTGTTGTCGGTGAAGATCACATTGCTGTTCACCGTCCCAGGCACCGTGATCAGGTCGGCCGCAGCATCGCCCAAGGCCACCGCACCGTTCAAAGTCGTCGCACCGGACGCGGTCAGCGTCGTAAACGCCCCAGTGGACGCGGACGACGCACCCACCGTCGTCCCATCAATCGCCCCGCCGTTGATGTCCACGAAGTCAAACATCTGGATGACGTTCGTGCCGTTCACGTACAAGTGCGCCTTGCGTCCGTTCGGGACCGTGATTCCCGTGCCGCCAGAGGTCTTGACCGTGATGCTCTGCCCGCCCGTCGTATTGTTCTGGACGATGTACTGCTTCTGGATGGTAGGCACCACCAGCTCGCGCGTGGTCGTCAAACTCAACACCGACGTCACATTCAACACCAGCGCCCGCGCAATCTGGGCGGCGTTGCTATCCGCCAAGGAGATTGTCAGCGTGGCGTCCGACAGATACTCAGGATTGCCATAGCCTACGATGGCCTGCTCAAGCGCCGTCCCCAGGTTTGTGTTGGTGATGCCGCCCCAAGTTCCCGAGTTTTCCCCGGTCGCCATGAGCTCGATCTTTAGGTTCGTGGAGTAGGTGCTTGCCATGCTCGTTTCCTTTACGTTGTGATCTGCGTCCAGACCACCGTATTGCCGTCAACGACAGCTACCCAGCCCGGAGACTGTGCACTGCCAACATTCTGCCACCCAGGCGTCTGACTGTCATCCACCGCAGCCCACCCAGGCGTCTGTGAATCGCTAACCCCCTGCCAATTCGGCGTCTGATCGTCATTGATCACGCTCCAAACCAGCACCGGCGTCAAAAGAGCCGTGGCCGATACGCCTATCACCAACACGTCGGCGTTCGCGGCTACCGTCACACTGCCCACGGACCCCGTGGCCTGCAAGCCTGTGACCGTGACGTTGCCCTGACCACTGATTGTGACCGTGCCCACGGCTCCGGTGGCAGCGACGCCCGTCACCAACACATCTGCATTGGCCGTCGTCGCAACCGACCCAACAAAGCCCGTCGCAGATACCCCAGTCACCAGCACATCTGCATTGGCCGCAACCGTGACGTTGCCCAACTGCATCGTGCCCACAACGCCCGTCACCAGCACGTTGGCGTCGCCCGTCACCGCAACGCTGCCCACAGCGCCTGTGGCCGACACCCCAGTCACCAGCACGTCGGCGCCGGCCGTGATTGTTACCTGGCCGAGCTGCGTCGTGCCCTGAACGCCCGTCACCAGCACGTTGGCGTCAGCCGCAATCGTGACGCTGCCCACAGCGCCTGTGGCTGATACACCCGTTAGAGAAACATTGGCGTCGCCCGTCACCGCGACAGTGCCGACTGCCCCTGTGGCCGACACGCCAGTAACCGCGACGTTCGCGTCGCCTGTGACGGCGACCTGGCCCAACAAGGCGCTCGCAGAGACGCCTACCAGGGTGACATTTGCATCACCCGTCGTTGCAACCGATCCGACCTCGCCCATGCCAGTGGGAAGAGCCGCAAGGCTCTCGCCCCACGGATCGTCACCCCAGCCTACGCCGGAAGCATTCCACCCTTGGAACGCAACGGTTGCATCAGCCACCTACACTCCTTAGGCAATCCGAATGATCGCACTGGTCGAGTCGGCAGTGGGGAAGATGATCGTGAACGTGCCGTTGGTCGAGGTCTTCGCCCCGCCAAAGTCCAGAATACAGACCGACGGGTCGCCCGCCGCCGAGTCGTTGTAGATCATCGCGCCATAAGCCGTGATCGTCGCGCTCGTGAACGACAGGTCCGCAAAGTCCGTGAACGCAGTCGTCCCCGAGCTCGTGGGCGTCACGTTGGTCAACGCGCCACCGCCCGCCGAGTACGTGCCTGAGGCGCTGACCTCGCCCGAGGCCGTGTACGCCGTGGTCGCAGCAGTAAACGACGGCGTGTTGTCGTAAAGCGCCAGCTTGAACGTGTTGCCAGTGCTGGTCGTGAAGTTGTGCACAGCCCTCATCAGCTCGACCTTGAAGCTGGTGCACATGAAATTGCCCGAGAACGCCATAGCTACTCTCCTAACAGATGGACCAGCTCAGGATGCCCTGCCTCATGAAGGCGCTGCGCAATCGTTGCTCGGTCTTGCTCAACAGCTTCCTTCAGATAGAAGGAAACCACGTGTTTCACGGCTTCCTTGAAAGCCCGCGCCTGCTCGCGCACCGCCGGATGCGACTGATCCCCGACATAAATGATCTTGTCGGCCGCGCGCTGCGCCAGTTCGTCCACAGACCATCCGCGCGCCTGCGTGGTGGCGACCTGCACCCCACCTACCATCACGGGAGAAGATACGCTGATCATGGCCCAGGAGACTCCGACTTGACGGGAATACGTATCATGCCATCACGGTACTCGTCGCGGCGACGACGGCCCTGCTGCTCGATGCCCAGACCCTGCAACGCCTCTTTGTACGCGCCCTTGAAGTAATTCAACATCTCACCAGGGCCCTTGGTGTAGCTGTACGCCTGAATCAAACAGGCATACAAGAGCGCTTCCGGCGCGTTCGTGCTCACCCAGGTCGTCGTATTCGTCGAAGAGAGCTGCGGCGGCCGATAGATGTAGCCAAGCTCGGCCGTGTAGCCAGAGTTGGGCGTCGGCGCAACGTAGAACGTGTTCTGATCCCACACCGAGTAGTACTTCGGCACGCCCGTGGCCGAGCCATCGGGCCAGTACTCCTTCATGAACGACGTGTCGCGGAAATCCAAGAACACTTGGTCCCCGCTGACCGTGATCATCAAGTACCGATGCGTCAGGATGTCGGTGGGCGCGGTCAAAAACTTGTTGCCCTGCGTCAGATTCCCCGAGACTTCTTGCTTGAACACGTCCAAATCGATCTCGCGAAGAATCTGGTTCTCCGCCATCGTGATGAACGTGTTGATCACCGAGTTCGTGAAGACGTTGCTCCCCACTTCGGTGTAGTTGCGAATGTTGGTGACCAGCTCATCGTAGGTCATGACGTGCTCACTGTGACAGACCCAACGGAACCCAAGGCAATGAGCGCTTGGCCTTGCACATAAGGCCGCATGTCGTTAGTGCCGCGCGCACTGCCAAAGCTCTGAAACGCTGTAAAGCCTGGCGCACCCACGAACACGGACACCGGCTCGATACGATCGGGCCGAGGATCACGCAACGCGATCGCATCCCCGCGATAGCGAAGCGGCTCAAGCTGCGGCTCCTTGGGCTCGTAGTCGTCTGGGCAGACCATGTAGCCTTCCCAGTTCTTGCGCAAGGTGTTGTACGGATACCGCTGTCCGCAGAAGTCACAGAGCGCAAGGGAATACTTGCCGGTTGCATAGGCCACTTCACACCCCTAAGTCCGGCACGAACTGCACACTGGCAGTGTCCCGGTCTTCCAAGGCCGCCCGCTGGAAGTCCTCGTCGTAAATGGCCTTCATCGCAGCCGAACGCTCTGGCGCGAACTTCAGCGACAGGTAATACGCGAGGCCCGAGGCCAAACAAGGCAAGAACCTGAAGTTCACGTCCGCCGTGTTCGTGTAATCCCCCGCATCCTGGATGCGACGGATGCGGTAGTACACGAAGGTGTAGTTCTGATCCGCTGCGGGATAGAAAAAGACCTTCGGCACGTTTGTACGCTGGACGTAAAACTGCGCGGGACGCGCCTCCGAGGTCTTGTTCGGCACGTTCAGCCAGTCCTCGCGACTGATGCGCTCAATGTAGACGTCAGTGTTCGTGCCTTGGCTGTTCTGGCGAATGATCGCCTCCAACACGTTCACCGTGTCGGTCGGCAACGTGATCTCGTTGACACCCTGCGTCAACGAATACGTCGCCTGCTCAATGGTCCAAAGGTTCAAGCCACGATTGGCCCAGTCCAAGAAGAGCAGATTGAGCGAGCGACGTGCGGTACTGAGCTGATATCCGCTCTGCGGCCGCATGCCGCAACGCTCAAACGCCTCTTCAACAAGGTCGTCAATCGACAGGTTGAAGTCAGTGGTGCCAGAGGTGGCCATTTAAGAGCACATCCCGCCTTTGCGATAGCCCTTGACCATGCCACCGCCCATGTAGCCTTTGGCCATCCCACCACCCATGTAGCCCTTGACTTTCTTGCCCATGGCCATGCGCTTGTGCTGATTGATCGCGCCGCCCTTGGACATCATCACAGGACCCGTCTTTTTGCTGGTCTCAGAGACCATCTTGTTGGCTGGACCGCTCTCCACGGCCCCACCGCCACGCGTCGCGCAGCCCATTCCACGTCCGGCCATGATTATTTCCCCTTCTTCATTGCGCGACCGCGTGCATCAGCGGTCTTGGTCTTCATGGCACGGCCCATCTTGTCCGCCATGCCGCCCTTTTTCATCTTGCCCACGCCATCGGCCGCGAAAGAAGGCACCATCTTGCCGCCTTTCTTGACCATCTTCATCTTGCCCATCACCGCATTACCCTGCCTTTCGGATTTCGTCCAGTTTTGCTTCCAGGCGGTTGAACCGCTGGTCCACATGGCTCAAAAACTTGTCAAACCGATCGTCCACTTCTCGCCGTGTGACGTGATCCCGCGCGACTTCCTCGCGCGTCCGATTGAGCAGGATGCCGAGCCGGTTCAGCTCATCAAACTTGCTCTTAATCAAGAAGGCCAAGACGCCCACGATCGCTGTCAGCACGATGTTCCAGATCATCATTTCCACAGCTCAACATCTCCATCGCCTGCGTGCCTGCCGGATACGGCTATTCGGGTCTTTCGCTGCCTCGGGATACATTTTCATCTGCCCCTCGGACCGTGCACAGTACGACGCACGGCGCTTTGCATCAGCAGGCGACGGGTCCTTCTTCGTCACCGCCGTTTGCAGCTTGCTACCAGGGTTGGCACGCCGGTAAGCGGCCACCCCCTTCTTGT